GCACCTTGAGCCCCGTCGGCACCTTGAGCCCCATCAGCACCTTGAGCACCTTCTGGACCCGCATCACCTTGAGCACCTTCTGGACCCACAGCACCTTGAGCGCCATCAGCACCTTGAGCACCTTGAGCACCTTCTGTACCCGCAGCACCTTGAGCACCTTCTGGACCCGCAGCGCCTTGAGCACCTTCTGGACCAACAGCACCTTGAGCACCTTCAGCACCTTGAGCACCTTCTGCAGCAGCGGCACCATCAGCACCCTGTGCACCTTGTGGACCAGTAGGACCAGCTGGACCTTGAATTGAACCGCCGTCAACCCATTGAGTACCGTCCCAAATCCATAAAGAATCATTATCTTGATTTAAATAAGCATCACCTTGTTCGTTTCCAGTTGTTGGAAGTAATGATGAATTTGCAACAGAGCCCTGGAACGTAATACCAGTACCTGGTGTACCTGCAGCACCTTGAGCACCTTCTGGACCAGCAGCACCTTGAGCACCATCAACACCTGCAGCACCTTCAGCACCATCAGCACCTGCAGCACCCGCAGCACCTTGAGCACCTTCTGGACCTGCAGCACCTTGAGCACCATCAACACCTGCAGCACCATCAGCACCTTGAGCACCATCAGCACCCGCAGCACCTTGAGCACCGTCTACGCCATCAACACCTGCAGCACCTTGAGCACCTTCTGGACCAGCAGCACCTTGAGCACCGTCTACTCCATCAACGCCGTCAATACCGTCTCTACCTGGTAAACCCGCATCACCTTGTGCACCTTGAGCCCCTTGGGCACCTTCAGCACCTGGTGTTGTAGGCGCTGAACCAGCACCACCAAAAGCGTCTAATGTATAAGAAACCGTATCACCAACTGACCATACATATGGTGATTCAATTGGTGTGTATGAATTATCTTCATATGTAACTACAATTTTAGTGTAGTCATTATCATTATCATCACCACCACCTGATTCCGCATTAATTCTAGAATAGCTTGAAATGCTATAAACGCTATAATGTTTTGGATTATTAGCGTCTACAAAAGTAATAGTACCTGAAACTCCATCTGCTATTCTGTTTTCTAAAAAGTTTTCTAGATAAACATTTCTGTGGTTGTTCTGGTCTAAATTATAAAATGTAATTTCAGTAACCGCGGTTGGGTCGCTTGAATTAAATGAAACAGACTTAATAGCCGGGATTGAACCATCAACATGACTTACATTGTATTTAATGTAAGGTAAAATACCTGTAACGTCCGATGTCCCGCTTGAACCTGTACCTGAAGTACCTGTACCTGAAGTGCCCGTACCACCTGGAACCGATGAACCATTATTGTCACCAATTAATAACTGTGGTAGAACATAAGTCTTTGCACTTGGGTAATAATTTGAATATGTGATTGTTACTTGGGCGTAAACATTACCAGCTGCTAGATTTGCAGCTTGAGTTGCTGTAATATCGAAGCTAATAATACCTTGAGTTGATGAAGCAGGTGCACCTAGATTTAATCTGTCAGTTTGACCTGGTACAACTGGATTAGCGTACTGGTATGTTTTTTGGCCTAGTGAATTGTAAAGCGTAACTACAATTGAATCAGCATCAGCTGCGTTTAGTTGATTATTTAAGTAATCTTTAAATAAACTAATTTCTACGGTGTTTGAAACACCTTGTTGTAGTGAAATTCCCGCAGGAATATACGCCATAATATCGTCTTTAGAAACGTAAGGCATGATATTTATCTTATTATTTTCTGTTTGTTTATATATTCAACTTATATTAGGCAAAATCCTTTACCAGCCTATTAAATAGTATAGACTTTGTTACAGGTAGTACCGCTTCTTTATGTGGGATTGCCGGATGTGCTACTGAAATCCTAGCAAACATTAAAGTTTCCTTATCATTTTGTATGCTATCGTAAAACTTTAATAATGCATCTTCAGTTTTTTCAATATCTTCAATGTATTGAAAATTAATGTTTCTCCATGAATTTATCATTTTTGTTGGCTTCTCAAAGTAATAAACCTTAAACGACTCTTCATACGGAATTGCAATATAACCCTCATTAAGTAAAGGTGGTTTAGTAGGAACCCATGTCAAGCTAACTTGAGATTCTATATCTCTCCAAAGTTCCCTAGCGTCCATATATATGTCACCAAATTCAACAATAGCATCATCTACAATGCTATCCATTATTTCATTTATCTGCGATTGGTCAGTGTTTAACTGTTCGTAGATAATTTCAAAGTTAATAAAATCGATATCTTTTGCAACCTTAAGTTGTTCGTCTTTAACTTCGATTTCATATTTTACACGGTACAAGTGGTCAAGCTGTGCTTCAGCACACTCAATCACTGGCCATACATTATAAGAAGACAATTCTTTCCGTAGATTAGAAAGAATTGCCAACATTTTATATCTCTTAAGTTCATAGTCAACTTCGCCGTCAGTTAACCATGTAAATTTATCAACACTTGTCATATCGTTATATATCAATATGACTTTATAATGAAGCTTAGTACACCTTCTTATTTTGCACTATTTTTTGCCAAGTTTGCTCGTACTTTTTATGTTTTGGTTTTAAAATATGTCTAGGCTGGTCAACTTGCATTCTTGGAATCATTAAAACTTCTTCACTGGTTTTAGGTTCGCGATTTTCAGCGATTGCTTTAATATAAAAATACAGCTCACGAGTTGTACCATCAAACGTTTCCATTGTATCATGAACAAACTCTTTTTCGACCTTAAACTCTTTTGCTAATTGAAGAGCTAATTCATGCAAACGGTTCTGCTCCCACTCTAAATGGTGACTAAGCATTACATTTACTCGTTTGTTTTTTTTCTTGCGCTCTGTGATTTTCATATCATTAAGCGTATCCGGGTGGTATCCTTCTAGTGCGTCAATCTCTTCACACTTTAAACGATAAATCTCTTCCTCTAGATAAACTTCGTCTGATAGGGGTTCAAACTCGAATTCACCAAATTCAATACGCTGTAATAATTTTGAACCACCTTTATAAAATTGTTGAGGTGCTAATTTTCGGGTAGGCCAAAACCTACGCCACCATGTAAACTGACTCATTATGCTGTTTTATAATATTCTTGTTCTGAAATAAACCAAATGTCTTTAGCTTCTGGATAACGCTTGCGAATAACTTCACAACCTGATGTTGAACACCAACCTGAAATGGTTTTATCATGGTCGGCTATTGTTGATGCACAAGGGTCCATTAAATATTCCCACACGTTATCTACTTTAATGTAATAACGAAGCATTGGCTCACCTGTAAAAGTCTTCTTACAAATACTATCAATATTACGCTGCATATTCGTTCATTAAATAGTTAGCGAAGATTTCTGAGTTAGCACCGTCTAACGAGTTATAAAAAGCTGTCATAGCACCTAAAGAACCGTAACGATCGTAACAATCGTTAAACTTACCATTTAAGTGGTTAGCCATGTGTGGACTGTCTTTCCAAATCTTTAAGCAAAAAAGAGGTGGATAATTGAGTGCAAATTTTACAAATTGCTCTAAAATCTGTGTGTTCATATCTTATCGTTCTAAAATTACAAAATCACCAAAGTATTTGTCAAATACCTGAATCAAATTCTCATAGTCAGATGCTCGCATTTCTTCACAAATATCATCACCATCTAAACCTAATTGCTTGGCTAGATTTTTAGCAGTTCCTAAAAGAAAGAATGCATTACCTTGAGGTCCTGTCAAATCAATGACAATTTCTTGTTGTGGTTGTTTTGCTCGTATCATAATTAATAAATTAAAGTTTCAGATTCTCCAACTAACTTGATAAACCAATCAATAGTATTTTGAATACCCTTGATGTTGCTGTAAATTTTATGACCTTCTTCAAAGCCAAATTCTTGAGCCTCTTCAATAAGACCTTCATAATAAAAGCCATCATAAAGACCATACAGCATATTCATAAGAGGACCGTAAGGAGACTGCTTAGTTTCGTAAGCCTTAAGGTCGACCATTCTAATAGTTTCATGAAGCATGTCCATTATTTCAGGAGTGAAAGCTTCGTGACGATTGAATTTTTGATAGTTCATAGAGTTTGAATTGCGTGGCTTAACCACTGATTACATAGTAAATATAGCAAATTCCGGCGACATAAAAAAGTTTTTATTCACTTTTATTTGTAAATTTCTAAATATAATTCTCGGTCATAGGTTGATGTTCTATACTTGTGAATAAGCAACCCACCTACTTTAGTAACTTTCCATCCTCGTCCTTCCATAGTGTTTCTGAAAAAGTAACCTAAAAAGAAAGGAACCTTGTGGTATCTCCAATATTTCATATGCTTAGTGCTTTAATTACTATACTAATATAAGCAAAAAACCCGAGATTAAAAAATCCCGGGTCAATTATTTTCAAAATATTTTACTATTCGTTAATCTGGTAAGCGTTTGATATGCTTTGTCTGATTATCAATTCAGCTTGAACATCTTCTGGCTTGATAGTGTCTCCGTCTTGTTGTGTCTTATACAACTCATGGTATTTGCCTTGGAGAACCAATTCATATCGTTTGCCGTTATTTGTAGTGGCAAATTTAATAATCATGGTAGATGGTGTTGGTAATTGAATTGAACCAATATCTACAACTGTGTTTTCGTATTGCTTAACTTTTTTTTGAGCGCGTTCCAATCGACGCTTCCAAAACTTATAAAGTAATCCGTTACCTGAAATTGTAAATGTTGCCATGTTTTATTTTTTAAGCTTGTTAATAAGACTTTGAGTTTCTTCGATTGATTGTTGTGTGTTTATAACTTTACTCGATTTTAAACCCCATTGTAAAATAAACCAGTTCATTTCCATTTCGGCTTGCTTTTCCGTTAAATTAAGTTTTTTCTGAAGATATTCAGAACCCCAATTCATAAAATCAACTTCTTGTTCGGGTGTAACCACATACTTGATGTACCAATTTTCAACACCTTTAACATCCTCGTATGTTTTATTAAACGGCTCCAGTTGTTTATTTACTAAAGTAACAAAAGCTTCTTTCTGTAATTTTGGGTCTCTCATCTTAATTAATTAAAAGTTCTTCCATTAACAATACACCAAGGTCTTGCAAATATACAAACTCGTCAATATGTAATGAAACCATAACCATGTTTGATTGAGGTGTATTTTTGTACCATATTTTGATACCCTCTGTATCAGGTAGCTTTTCCGTTGCCATTAAACCTGACAACAGAACCACTGCTGATTTATCTACGTAAATATAAACTTTCATTATGTATATATTTTAGTGTAACATTCACCACATAATTGACCAGCACCTTCAACGTAATACATTCTATTGTATACTGGTTCTGTCGTTAAAACTTCTGTCATTTTGTTACAAGATACACATTCCTCGTGTACTACTTGTTCATTGATGTTATTCATATTCATTGTTTTTTATCGTGACCCCTACGGGAATCGAACCCGTGTTTCCGCCGTGAAAGGGCGGCGTCCTGGACCGCTAGACGAAGGGGCCTAACTTATTTTATATATTCTACCATTTACCTAAAGGACATTTAGCATGTTTTACCATTGACTTTGCTGCAATATTACAACCACAACCTCTTTTTATGCGCCCATCAACATGTTTACCAACTTTAGATGGATTACATATGCTGCCTAATCTTATATCGCAAGAATCACAAATGCTTAATCGTTCCTCAGATAATTTTTTAGTATCGTTGTCAAGATTATCAAAATGAGATTTGATAAGACTTCCCCAACCTGTTAAAATATCTTTAATTACGCTCACTGTCTTCGATTCTGTCTATTCGTCTTGAATTTTCTTCTGCCATAGCTCTTGTTTTATCTACAAAAGCTGTAATATTATTTAATGAAGTAGATGTGTTTTGCATTTCATTAGAAATCTTTTTGACATCGTTACGTAAATTAATAATATCCATTTCTAGATTTGTAATACGGCCTGCAAGTATTTCTACATTCTTAATATGTGCTTTAGCGCTATACTCTAGTGTATTAATTCTTTGTTCTAAATCATCATATACATCTAAATTTTCAGAATCATAAATAATTGAATCTGCCTCAAAGCGTGAAAGCTTATATAGGCCAAATACAGAAATTAGTAGGGCAATAATAGAAATAGTAAGCATAATAGTATATTTATGTATTATATGTATGGTAATATAAAATGTTTCAAAATGAGAAAGCCCACCTAAAATTAATTAGATGGGCTTGCTTGACTGGCAGTCATTGAGCGAAAGACGGGATTCGAACCCGCGACCCCAACCTTGGCAAGGTTGTGCTCTACCAACTGAGCTACTTTCGCGTTGGTAATTTGTGGAGAATATCGGAGTCGAACCGATGACCCCTTGCGTGCAAGGCAAGTGCTCTAGCCAGCTGAGCTAATTCCCCATTGGTTATTTTTTGAAGGATAACCGTAACCTTCCGATTGTCATTGACTCCACTTTATTTTTAAAGAGATAAAGAACTCTGAGCACCTGACTGCGGTTGAGCCTCTTGACAGACTTGAACTGACGACCTGCTGATTACAAATCAGCTGCTCTACCAACTGAGCTAAAGAGGCTTATTGTTTAAGCGATTCGGACGGGACTCGAACCCGCGACCACCTGCGTGACAGGCAGGTATTCTAACCAACTGAACTACCGAATCAATGGCGGAGAGGGAGGGATTCGAACCCCCGGTACCTTGCGGTACGCTGGTTTTCAAGACCAGTGCATTCGACCACTCTGCCACCTCTCCTAATTTGACTGCCAATATGTCAAAGAACTTCTATTATATTAATAGATTCTCACGTTGTTTCATTTCTGAACCAACTTTTTTAACTCTTTTTTAGAGTACACGTCTGGGTTGCTCCTCCTCTTGGGCTCGAACCAAGGACCCTCTGATTAACAGTCAGATGCTCTAACCAACTGAGCTAAGGAGGAATACTTGTGAACCCGACAGGATTCGAACCTGTGACCGTCTGCTTAGAAGGCAGATGCTCTATCCAGCTGAGCTACGAGTCCGTATAAAGAAGGCTACCTGTTTGTCAGTGGGTACCGTGACCTTAAGCCGAAAAGCGGTGCTATTCTTTTCTCCTTCATGAGTGCGGATGAAAGGACTCGAACCTTCAAGCTGTAAAGCACTAGTGCCTAAAACTAGCGTGTCTACCAATTTCACCACATCCGCATCTGGAAGCCGAAACTTCCAAGTTGTGTAATCAAAAAAACAAAGAACTTATATTCGTTTATTTATACTCTAAACGAGGAGTTTGTTTCAATTGAGGTTTATATATTCTCAACTTTTTTTACTTCATTTACTTTTTCATAAGCATACTTACCCTTAATAAATTCATTAAGAGCAATACCTTGTGACTTAGCTGTAGCGAACTTGTTATAGTCTTCTACTGTCACGTTTGAATAGATGTAAGTAGCGTGTGAAAAGTGAACTGTAAGTGTCATGTGCTCGTAGTTGTATGAGCTTGACTTTACTGTTGATGAGTTGTACTCGTTGCGTTGAACTGTAACCATAATTATTTCTTTTAACAACTATTATATGGAACTATTCTGTTTTGTTTCTTTTAATCTTTTTAAATTATTTTCTAGGGTAAATGAAACCAAACGCCCCTTTTCAGCGTATAAGATATGGTTTTATGCCTGAGGGTAAAATAAGATTTAAAGACCTTCTTGATTTGTTACGTAAACAGGTAAGGTACCTGACATAACCATCTGTAAACTTTGGATCGCTGCAATAAGTTCTGAGTTGTTTGGACCTGCTTGGTTGTTGTTAGAACCTGTAGATTGTGAAGCTGCTTGTGGAATTGCGACCGGTTGTGCAGATACTGCAGTTGATTGTACACCTTCAGAAAATTCACTTAACTTTTCAGCAAGCATATTGATAGCTTCAATCATCGCCTCACTCATATCTTCAACAATATTTGTATCTGATTTAGAAAGCGCAGCTAGACCTTCATACATCTTTCTAACCTCCATTACCTTTTCAAGGTCAAGATCATTGATATTGTCTTTAAACTCACTAAAGCTTTCAGCCATATCAGCATTTGCAGTAGCCATTCTTTTATAAGAAAAGGACATTCTTTGGAATTCAGACGCTTTCATAATCTTACCGTCTTTACCTTGCATAAATGCCGAAGTAAGACCTTTTATAATAGCTTCTGTTTTAGCTGATACATTATCTATCTCTTTAAGTGTAATACCCTCTTTTGTAAAAGCATTTACATAGTCTGCTAATGCTGCTAGAGGGTCTCCCATCTTTTTAACTACTTTAATACCTTTTTCATAATCAGAACTAGTGAACCAAGTTGAACCTTGTGCTGCTTCCGATGAACCAACTTCAGAGAATGTCTTAGAAAGTGCAGTTACGATTAATTGGGTGTTTGTACTAACTTTAGCAAAGTCTTCAGTTGTGAGTGTTCTGAACTCAATAGGATTACCGTCTTTATCCCACTTTGTAGGGAACTTAAGGTCTGCCATTGATTGGACACCCATTGCAATACCTGTAAGTGCACGACCCATACCAGAAACAGCTTTAATACCTTGATATACAGCAGACGTACCTGAATAGTCACCCATAACAAGTGATTTAATAGAAGGACCACCACCTGGATACTTTTTACCAATTTCACCAAATGCATTACCTAATACAGTTGTTACTTTAGCAATCTGTGCTGGTAGGATATCATAGTCTATATCAAGCGCCTGGAATTTTTCAAGACCTTTAGCAATTGACATTAAAGCAACACCCGACATAATAAGAGCAGGTGCTCCAGCATACATACCTGCAATCGCAAGAGGTGGTAACATAAATGAACGTGCAATTGATAACATTGCCCATTCTAAGTTTGACATCGGGCGACCACCCTCAATAATAGTGATACCCATTACAGTAACCGGTTTAGTCGCATTACCAGAATCTGCAAGTAATCCACCTTTTTCAAATAAAGATGGTTTTAAAACTTTAGACATTAAAGAAACCCCACCTGCAATAGCTATAAGTGCACCACCTGCTAAAATCATTGCTGCGGCACCTGGAATAATAAATGCAGCCGCAGCGCCGGCACCCGCCATAAGTACACCTAAGCCAGTAACTAAAGCTCCCATTTGTGCAATAGATTCCCAGCCATCAGCTGTTGGTGGAACTGCTTCTGTGAATATAGCCATTGAAAGAGCCAATACAGCAATAGGAATTGCTGAAATTAACATAGCCACCGCACCCTTCTTAATTAATGAACCAAATATACCTGCAATAGCAAATACGGCAGCTGTCCCTAATATAAGAGCACTTACAATAGCCATTGTTTTTAAAGGTTCGCCAGCATAGTTTAATATCATTTCTGTAAGTACTAAACCACCCGCTAAAGCAACCATTGCCAAACCTGCAATAGCTAATCCTGTTGCAACTTCTTTAATTTCTTTAGTGATACCCATTTTACCCAATAGATAAAATACACCACCAACTGCTAAAATCATTGGAACAGCCAACATTAAAGCAGGTATACCAAGTATAAGAAGTGGAAGAGAGAGTGCGAGCATACCCGCAAATTTAAAGATTGCACCACCAAGTGCTTTTAAAGCATCAATCCCGGTGACAATAGCGTTCATTTTAGCTTCAGACTCTTTACTATCGGGCATTAAGTCCAATGCTTCTGCAATCAGTTTAATACCAGCACCGATACCTTGTACCGCTGTACCTAAAGCTTTTGCGTCTTTTTTATTAACCCTAAGTTTAGTTACACCACCTTTAGAAATTGCTTTAAGGTAATTGCGCATTTCTACAAAAACACCAAACAGGTCTCCTTGTGGGGAAACCTGTAGTGCTGTATATTCTGTAGCTTCTACAATTCTCTCTTGATTCTGAGTAGAAAGCTTTTCAAAAGCGGATTTAAAAAATGAAGCCATTAAAGCTGATTAATATTTAGTTTATATATCAGAATTTAGGTGCAGTAAAATTAGGCATTTTAGGCATAGTCATGTTTGGCATCTTAGGTTGACTTGACTTGATGCTTGCCATTTGCTCATTCATTTCTTCTGATTGTTTACTGTTGCCCTTTTCTTGCTCCTTCAACATTGTTGAAAGTTCTTTAACTATATAATGGTATTCATAAAAGGGCAGCGCCTCGACTTCCGAGGGCTGTATCCTTAAATGATGCATTAGATAAAACTTAGTCTTAAAGTAGTTCTGAAGAGAGATCTGAAATAATGAAAAGACTTTTGATTCCACCTGGAAAGTCAAGAGGGACAAGGACCTCCTCACCTTGTCGATCAACTACTAGATTAGATTTCACTCCAATTTTCATTTTTTCAGCAAGTCTATAGATTACCATGTACTTTCTTTCTGACCATCCCTGGAAGTCAACTTCCATTTCAAAAATCTTTTTAGAGTTGAATCCTCTCCAGTCTTGAACTAAGTACGCTGCAATCTGAATGAATGAAGCATCCCATGTTTTACGCTCCGATTGGCGTGACTGCATGAATTTAGTAATCTCTTCCATCACACCAATTGTAGGTGGTGCAATAACAACCTCACCGGCTGATTTAGTCTGCACTACATAAGCTCTTTTCTCAGAATCATAGTATTGCTCAATTTCAGCAGGGACTGTCTCTGTGTCAAAGTATTTAGTGCTCAGCTCGACGTCAAATGATTCGCCATTTGAATCTTGGCCTTTAAGCATTAATTTGTTTTCAGGTTCTGGGAATGTTAAATCTCTAATTGAAAGGATTAAGAAGATTCTATCTTCTTCAAGAATGTCCTTGTAAGATAACATTTTTGTACCTGATTTAAATTGAGTACAGCTTTTAACAATAGCGTTAAGGTTAGACTCAATGTCCATAAGGTTACCTTCGTCCATTATAGAGAACGCTCTGATTTCAGCGACTTTAGCTGATCTAATTTTAAGCGTTGCATCACTTGGATAAAATTTACCCTGTGATGGTAGATTCTCTACATTAACTTCAACCCAACCTAAGTGGATATCAGATTCTAAAGTTTCGTTTTGGAATTTAGCCATAGAAGCTTTTCCTAAACCGTTCTTTTTTACTTCGTTGATGATGTCTTGTTCTTTACCTTCTACCATGTTTTGGTATGGGTCCTTAGTGTTTTCTTCCATTTGTTATTTCTTTTTGAGCTGCTTTAGTTTATCTTTGCCGAATACTTTTTCTTCTTCGTCTCTCGATTCTATTTCAGTTCTAATTAATTCTCTAATAAATGCCGACATTGAAATCGGTCTTTGACCATTTTGAATAGCATCATTTAAAATGATTCTATTCAGTACAGAAACTTCCTCTTCTGATAGGAGTACCTGTAATTTATTTGTTAGCTTATTGCTCATACTATATTATTATTATAATAACTTTTTAAGGGTTAAAAAGAGAGCAGGTATTAGCCTGCTCTCTGTATTAAATTTAAATACTACTAAATTAAGCAAGTTCTTCTTTGAAGTTATCACATCTCCAAGTAACATCCATAACTTGAGGTGCAGCGTCTGAATAGTCGCCTCCTTCTAGGAATGGAAGACCTGATGAAATAAAACAATCTTCTAGAGTTACTGTTCTAAAAATGTCACCTTTTCTATTGAATTGAGTAACAATAATAGTACCTACGTAATCTTTTTTAAGACCCATCTCGCCAGTATTAGCATTGTAGATTAGGTTGTACCAATCTTTTAGTGTCTTGTAAACATACGCTTGGTTAGCATCGTTTAAGTTAAGTGAAAAGTTTATACCTAAGTCGATTGAAGTGCCCTCTGGTTGAGATGCAAATGAACGAGTTACAAACTTAAACTTTTGTTCTTGAGTACCAATAGCTTTATTAATTTCAAGACCTGAAATTGAATTTACTTGCTGTAATAGCATATTAGCACCTTGAACTCCTGCAGGTGGAAGAATAGTTACTTCAAACAGTGACTGTTGTACTGGTTCAAAGTTTCTACCTTTTCTGCTAGTTTGATCTTGTGAATAATGTGGAAGTGGCATATCTTCTATAATCTTTTTTTATATATCTGATTAACTGAAGTTACCTGACGCAATTTCACCAGTGTTTAAAACTGTTGTTCTTTGAACAACGATTTCTAAACCTTTAACTGGCTCAACAAATGTATCTAGGATACCGATGTTTGCATCAATTACTTCGTTTGTATTATTTGTAGTGTCAATCACATTTTTGAAATCATATACACCAGCATCAGCTTTAACTGATTCCATGAATGAATCTGCAAGTGTTTTGATTTCAAGTCTTGTTTGTGGAGTATTGAACTCGAATACGTAATCCTTTAGGATAGCTGCTAAACCGTCTTGGATATAAATCAGAACCTCTCTTACGTGAGCTGAAGAAAGAGCTGATTGTACAGACTGTTGTGCAGTTTTGTTACCTAGGATAGTTAGACCAGCACCTCTTTGGAATACGATTGGGTTGATTCCGAATGGTTCTAGTATATCTCTGTCTGATTTATCAAATGCATATTCAGCACCTACGATACCAGCGCCTGAAATAACACCTCTTCTTGGACCAGCAACAATTGCCCATGGTGAAGAATCGATGTATTTATCGATAAAGTTGTTAGACACGTAACCCGCAGCAGGAACAATAATATCTTTATTGTTTTCTCTTGCAACTAGAGCAGTGTAGTAGAATGCATAGTTAGCACCATCGTTAATACCTGGTAGAGCAAATAGAGAAGTTGGATTCTTATCTAGGTTACCGCCAGTAGCGATGAAGTTGATATCGAATGCACCGTTAGCATCTGTGAAAGAAGGATTAGTTGACTTCTTGAATTCAGAAATAAATGGAGCATTTAGGATAGCTGATGCATTTTGTCTTTCTTTTGCTAGTGCTGAAAGTTGTACTTTGTTTAGTAACGAACCATTGTCGTAAGACGCAAAAGTATCAACGATGTATCTGAAGTCGATAGCATCTTTATCTACTAATGAGTTAGCTAGACCAGAACCTAAACCTACAGCATCTAAACAGTCTTGGATTGTTTGTTCACCAATATTAGCACCTTCTAGTACAAATGGTACGTAGTTAGCCTCAGCTTTTTCAAATGACTTGTATCCTTTAAAGTCTGAAGTTGCTGCAGCTTCACCTGAAGTGTATACTCTGTAAATAACATCGTATCCTACAGTTTCTTTAGCAATTCTTAAAACTTTAACCATTCTACCGGCTTCTTGTGCTAGAATGTAATCACCAGCTTCTAGATTTAATACACCTAAACCATTAGATGCGATAAATTCTACAAATGAAGTATTACCTGTAGCTTTGTTGTACGATAGGTAAGCGTCAAGGTCGTAAGATCTTTCGTCAGCACCTAGGTTGTAAGAAAGAAGTTCGTGTGAAACACCAGCTCCGTATGTGTGACCAACTAGGTCAGCTTTATTAACTCTTACAACTGGGTCTAAATCTTCTAGAACCGCGTCTTCGTTAACTGCACAGAATAAACCTGTTCTTCTAGCTTCAGAATTAACAATAGTTTCAATGTAAAGATTATTACCTTCTTTGTCAATAAAGTTAGGAAGAATAGAACCTGTGTATTTCGCTAGTAGAGATACTTGTCTTAATGCAGCAAACTCATCTAGTTTTTCTTTTTTAAGACCTGCTGCGTCAAAGTACTCACCGTAAACTGGGTCAGTTGCCATTGCAGCTGCGCTGAAACCGCCTTTGAATACAAATACGTCAACCATGAAGTCTGACATGTAATCAAATGCATTTAGGTATGCTGGAATATTTCCTTCACCGTACCAGTCTCTTGCTAGAATGTTAAATGAATTAACGTCCTGCGCTTGTCTTACGATAACAGTAATGTCATCTTGTTTAATATTAGCAAATCTTAAGATATTATCTTCAAACGTACCTACCACAGAATTTAAAGCCTCGTCAGAAGGTGACCAGAATTTTTCTGTATTAAAGTAGTTTACATATGATGAATCACCTAGTTTAGCAACTGCAGCTGCATCTGAACCGTTTGTAACAGGAGCAACATAGTCAATTGTATCTAGATTATCAAAAGAAGCTACGTTAAGTGCTAGGATTGGACCTCTTGTTAGAGCAGCTAGCGCTGATCTGTGGAAGAACATCCCTCTTTTTTCTAGGTTTTTGTCGATTGAACCGAAAACCTCAATAAATTGTTCAACTGTGCTTACTAAAACTGGAGAATTGTAAGGTCCCTTTTTAGAGTGACCAACTACAAGTCTTAAAGTTTCCGCTGGAATATTAGCAGACTGAGACTTGTCGAATTCTAGTCTATAAACACCTGAACTTTTAAATTGTAATAGTTGTGGACTTAGTGCCATGATGTATAACTATATTTTTTATTTTATGTATATATCTCTTTTTAATATGAACATTCTTATAAAATGTCATAAATATCAAACTGTAAGGTGCCGTCACCTTCAAAGTCTTTATTAAGAACAGTTTCCATTTTTTCATAAAGCTCTGGTTCAATAACGTCTAGTAGTTCTTCAACCATATCAGCATAGTCAATAGTTTGAAATAATTGACAAACAGTAACACAACTCATGATAACGTCATCGTTACCGTGCTGTCCACCGTATGAACCATTTTTTAAAGTACCAAACATTGAAGCCTCTTCAACTGTAGTTCTTTCGTCAAATACAATTCTGTTCTGTTCAGCGATCTTTTTAAGGTCCTGACACATTACTGGCTTATTATCAGATTTAACTCTAATACCCTGTTTAAGCACTCTTGCATCGTGACGGTGTTTAAAACGAACAATCATTTCTTCATCGAATTCGTTTCTTCTAGGGAAGATAGTCTCTAGATATTTGATAAGAATAGAACCGTATGTATTGTACTCGATAACCATTTTTAAATTTTCTGAATTGAAAATTTCAACAGATAAAGTATACAGTATTTTAGCGAAGTCTTCAATAACATGTTCGTTAGACCTAAAAATACCAATCTGCTTCAATCCAAAAAAGTCTTGCATCGAACTAGGATTTAATAATACATCCATTTGTTTTTCTTCGATAGGTACTATTTCAAACATATTAATAACTGAATAATCACCTCCATTACCCTCTGCAATATCTATTGAAAAAGCAAAATACTTATCAGATTCTTTAGCCATTTCTGGGTCAAAGTCTGGGTGCCAAGATAAAAACCCTTCAGTATTGATATGAATGTTTTCAAAATCTTCAAGGTCATGATAAACATAATCCTTAATACCCTTACGTAACTTTTTCATTGTAGCTGGACTAAACAATAAGTTAGATGAACTAACAAATTCATTACCGTATTGTCTGTTGAATGCATCTTCAGAACCAAGGTTACCTAATTCACGTTCGTACCAAGCATCGTCTCTATCCGGGTGTTGCCACCAATCAATCCTAGTTGCTTTATATGCATTCTCACCTCTTTCAGCACCTGAAAAGATTTCATAAAACTTATTAAAACCATTAGGTGTTGAAGTAATATTAATCCTAGATACTTTAGAAGCTGAAAGCGTTGGATAAACGTTTTCATAGAATGAATCTACAATAGTTGGATGAACGTGAGCAAACTCATCAAGATACAGGTTATGAATCGTAAAACCAATACCTGACTTTGCAGTAGTTGACTGACCTACTAGACGACACCCGTTGTCACACTTAACATTCATGACATCGTATTTAACGATACCTGGTTTCATATAGAATGGAAGGTTTTCAATAACAACTTTAGCCTTATCAATAATTTCTTTAGTCGAATCTGATTTGTTGGCTAGTAGTAGGGTTGTCTTGTCAAAGTTAAATGTTAGGTACCATGCATTGAAGATAGATGCTGTTACCGTCTTACCCATTTGTCGAGACGCAAGTACAACATTGAATCTATTGTGCTGGAAGTCTCTTAATAATTGCTTTTGATAATCACGAAGCTCAACTTGCTGAACACCCTCATCAGTCATTACAACAGCATAAGTTTGTGCAAAATAAACAATATCATTTGCACATTTTGCTAACTCAGCAATTTCTTCATCAGTATACTCAAATACAATATTGCCTTTACGAAGAAACTGTTTACCTTCATAAAAAGGCAAAGCTACTTTAGGTCGATAACCCTGGTCCATTGCAAGAACCAAGTCATTAACCGATTTAGTAGACCATACCAATTTTTCAGCAACAGCATCTGAATCTGACTTTGGTATCCATTTATTATCTCCTGTGTAATCTGACATTATTCGTTGTCTTCAATTTCAACATCCTGGACGTCGTTATCGATACCTGCTCTAATCTTAGACATCAAGTCTCTTGTACCTCTTTGGACGTTACCACCGTCGTTATTTCCGCCCGTGGCTGTATCTGTAATCTGTTTGTTTGTGCGTTCTTTATAAAGTTCCGCATCCCTGGCAATACGCTTAACTGATTCTTCAGTTGCCATTAAATACATTGTTTGTGATTTAATGATATCGAGCATTGATTTTTGAAGAGTAGCAAGAACCTCGAACATTCTTGGTGCCAATTCACCGTTTTCGATAGTTTCTAATAGTGTTGTTAAAGCACGTTCACCTGCTTGAAGTTGGTAGACAAGAGAACTCATGGTCATCTCGTCCATTCTTTTTTTGGCTTTAACGTATTCGTCGTGTTCTATGATATCAGCGTCAAGATAAAAACGCATCAAAGAATCTATAGTCTTTTTTGCTTGCTTATCAGAATTACCCTTAACTACAGCGTAATCAAAAGGTTCATAATGTTCTGAAGCTACGGGTAACTTAGGGTCAACCTCAATACCTTCTAAAGAATCATCATCACCAATAAGGCTATCTAGTTCATTTCTAATTTCATCCGCCTGTGAACGAATGTTCTTCTTATCATTAGCCATAAATATAATCTATTAATATAATATTATATATATCGTAGATACCACGACACATTTAATATACGTTTGTCAAAGTTACCTTGCGTTGTGGTATCTTTGGTATGAAAGTGATGGAATTGCGTTGTCGATTAAAAGAGCTAAATGAGCATCTCTTACCAATGATTGGTTTAAGATATTACTGTGTTGCTCTTCTTCAATTGTTTTCTTCCAAAGCCTGATGTTTGTAAGCTTAAGCTTACCACCTTTAAGCCTATATGGTCTATCAAGGTCCCAAATAAATGCTTGTGTAACTGGTCTAGTTTCGCTAAATTGTAGCTCTAGATTGTTTGTAGCATCTTGTGGTCTGTTTCTATTATTAGCCTCATTAAGATAATAAATGCTAACCGAAAGTTCACGGAACGTGTTTGACATGTTAATAACAAGACCATACCATTCATGTGAACCTAAAATCATATTATGCATAAATGTATGCATTTGATTATTCACCATTACCTCAAGTTTACTAGAAGAAAGTCTAACTGTTAAACCTTCACCAAATTGGTCACCGTTGATAATCTGGTACTTTGTATTGTCCGTTGTATCGAAAACAGGTGAGAACCAAGTTGTAAGGGCTAAATTATCGTCAATAGATTGCTTAGCTGGAAGAGCATAATCAATAGCTGTTATATCAGTTTCTACAGATGAAAGGTCATAATAATGCTTTGAAACAATCGTCCATCTGTTCTTTAAATCATAATCAACAATTTTAAGGTCAGCTGACGAATTAACTCTAACACCATCATCCCATTGGAATGGAGCAGACTTTAATTGCTGTGGGTCCGTTGCTTTAACCATCTCATCTTGAATCTCAGCTCCGAAGATTTCCTCTACACCCACCACTAAGTTTTCAAGCTCAGTTTCAACAGCTGGTGATTTTTCAACAGCACTTCTGTCTTGGTACTTAGCCAGCATTACCCTCCAGTATGTATGTTGTACATTAAATTCATCTGCTAAAGTAACAGATTTAACTTCATACATTTTATTATTGATAGGGAAATATAAGTAGTCTTTAGTTCTAGGTCTGTTACCTACACCAAATGCCTTTTCAAATTGATAATCTGTAATATGAATTTCAAAGTCTTCAAATCCCATACCAAAGATATCGTATTGCATTGCTTCGGTTGGAAACTCATTATCAGGTACTGAAACCTTTAATGGCTGTACATCAGCAACTGAGAACAGTGAGTACTCCATAAAGATAACATCTTTTGTTCTCTGGTCTGGCTCTGTTCTGTAGTACCTTACTTCGTGTCCAAAAAGGTCACTAGAAATCTCTACAAGCTGATTGTAAAGGTTATTGTTCTTTGTAAGTGCATACGGCTGAAACTTGTTGGCAGAATCCTCACATTCTATTTTAATGTTTGCACAACCAGAATAAGCGTATGGGTCAGCACAATCCACACAATATTGCGGACAAGCTTCTATAACACCATTAACGTCTTCAACTGTAAATGTAACATCAATAATAGTTAAAGAACCTGTCATTGATAAACGGTCAACTTCAGCCCTAATATCTAAATAAAGGTCTAACGTACCGTCGAAAGAAAGACTAAACAGGTCACCTGGATTAGCCGTTCTATTAAGTTCTGCAAACTCAGAATATTCTTCACCTGAATTCGACCATCTGTACTTGTATGTAAAACTATTGTTCTCATCAATATCCAACATGAAAGAAGCACGAGACGCTGAAAACGGCGCTGGATTAGCTAATTCTATGTGAATAGGTGAAACTTGTGATGCAACTTCTAATAGCGTATTACCAACAATAATAATATCACCGGCTACTAGATTAAAGTTTGTACCAAACCCCGATACAGTAGTAGAACCCTCAACTAAATTGATAGTACCAACTGTATTAGGTGTTTGTAGACCTGCTAAGATATTAAAGTCAGTAACCTTAATAGCTTTTTTATAAGGGTCTAGTATTTTAGCGATGATTACATCGCCAATTTCGTTTGCAGTTTGTCCTGTAACCATTATACTATGTCGTCTTCAGGGAATTTATCCTCTGATATAATTTCTTTTTTAACAGTATCTTGTGGTTTATATACCTCACCCGCAATCCAGGACGCAATAAAGCCTGAAAGTGCAATAAAGTAAGTTGCAAGATTTGTTAAATTAGCCATATAGTAAATACCAGCCGCGCCCGCGATAACCCATAAACCAACTACAACGTAAATCATAATTTCACGTCTAGATGATTTACCCTTACTTAATAGTCTTGATTTTGCTGAAGGTCTTTTAGTTTCAGACCAGATATATGTGGCAACATACGCTGTAAGCGACCCAAAATAAGCTGCAAGTTGTGTAAAATCAGTACCCTTAAAAGCACCATATACACCCGCAACAACCCATAAAAATACGACGATATAAACGAGAGCTTCTCTTTTACCGAAGTCTTTGAATAAATTCATTATTTACTATAGTAGACTTTTCTTTATATATCTACCAATCTGTAACTAATAAAACGTCGGGATTGTCACTTTCCATTTTAAAACTCAGCGTATCTAGTATTCTGGCAAGTGCATCTGCTTGCTCATCACTAATATCATAAGTATTAAGTGCAATGTCCAGTGCTGTTAATATACTAGTTGCTGGTAGTTGATTATATGGCCGCTGCTTGCTTATCAAATTTGTCTTTAGCAACACTGGATTAATACTTTCAATATCTTCTTGTGATAAAATATTATTTAACCTAAGCGTTGCTTTAACTATTTTAAAAGAATACTTGATTTGCTTATTAGATGAATCTCCAATATTGACAGCTCTAGAAAAGTTTCTAGTTTTAGATAGTGTAATTTTTATCCATTTTAGCTTGTCAAAATCTTTTAAGATTTGGTCTAAAAAGTACAATGAATTAGCATCCTTATGTATAAGGTCAAAAGAGATTGCTCTGATTTTTAATAGCTCTCGCTTAAAATTTAAATGCAGTAAGGTTTTTAATTGGTATGGTGTTACCAATATAGAATCTTGACTGTATTGCGTATAGTCAAGTTGATTTAAACATTTTGTCCAAATCAAATTATCGTAATGATTAAATTTATATAGTGTGACATCTATGATGTCACACATAGAACCTGTATTAAAACCCTGCATATCAATATACCTGAATACTTTTTTCTATAGCTTGTAGCTCTGCGTTTAATTCTGCAGGTGCAAACTTTTGCATTTCCTTAAATTCACGTTGGCCGATTTCATATTTAGACATATAAACTTCAACAGCCTTCTCTATAGGTATATATTCGTTTTTAGAATTTGCAGCTTTTGTAGACTTTTTAGTCTTAGTATAAATCCAGCCAGGTACTCTAGTAAATCTACGAGCTAACAACGACCAAGCATCAACGACATAAGAACCGTCAATTCCATTGATATTAAATGCATTTGCATTCTCAGGGTACTTTATAGCAAAAAACCTGTTTATCATAAAGAAATGGCGCTTCTTATTATGTTGTTTGATTTTATTGTATTGAGAATGCTTTGTAAACATTATTTTAATAAAATCAAAGAGTTTGGTTTCGTCTAGCATTAGAATAAGTTATTTAAACTTTGAGTTTTAGGCTTATCTGTTTTCTTTGCGGGGTCATCGACTAATTTCAATCCACTAAATGGGTCAAGATTATCTGGTACACTGTCGCCGTTCTTTTTAGTCCAATTAGTACCTTCAAGAATACGTTCCATCTGTGATATATTATACATGTTAACCTCAGCATTGTTTAGTTCAATATCTGAATACATTGCATTCATAATCGGCTCTGGAATAGTTCTCACGTGCAATAGCATTAATTGGATGTTTAGCTTCAAGGTTTGTTTAATTTCAGCAACGCTTGAATTACCATTAACTCTGTAAATAACATCAGCCATTTTATTGATTATATCTGGTAAGAACAACTGTTCAACTTCAAATCGACCAAAGTCTTTTTCGTATTGAGCTAAAATTTTATCAGCTTGTTTATCGGTGATTGAGAATGTACGCACTTTACCATTCTTCATAGTTTTAGTGTACGTCACAACTGAATTAATATTATCAGACTTATCACCAATAAGAATCTTTTTAAAGATGAATGCACGTGAATCAATCTCTTCGATTTTTACTTTATTACTGTGAACCCATTCTTTAATCTTACCTTTAATTTCATCCGAACTAATATCACTATTGTTCAAATTAAATAATAGTTCATCAGGTGATACAGAATCTCCTGTTGTTTGATTCAACAATTCAGTAAAACCTTCAAATGCTAATAAAGATCTTTTAGTATTGTAATACCAAAGAGTGTATCCATCTGTTGCTTTTACATAGTCAACTAATTGAATAAGGTCACGGTCTCCTGTCCAAACGATACAGTTTTTACCTTGATTATTCAATTCAGTCGCACGAGCAAATAGGATATCATCTGCTTCAGCACCTGGTGTTTGCTGTATGATTACACCATTCTTAGCTAAGAGTGCTCTAAACTCGTCGTAAATGCGATATACAGCTGCCCAGTTGACAGTTTCATCAGATTTACGAGTACCTTTGTATTCTGCTTCAGGATAAAAGTCTTTACGCCATGATTTAGAATCTACCGCAATAACCACTTCATCAACGAATGGTTGCATTTTACGGATTTCTGATGCAAAATCAATACATAATTTTCTCATGAATTGACCTTGGTCTTTTTCAGTCTCAAGCAATTGCTTACCACTTCTACGTGGCATCACGTAAAGTCGGCTGTAGACGAAATAATTACCGTCAATCATTAATGTATGTTTTCCTAACTTCATAATATATGTCTTTTGTATGTCACTAATATAGCAAAAAAATGTGACAAATAAAAAATTATTGTATAACTATTGTCTGTATTTTATAAATACAGGATAACATTGTAATTACTGGGTCAATCACATGGTTACGCTGTGCTTGGTGTTCAGCCACTGTGATAATAATTTGAGGTATAAATCGAACAGCATTAGATTTTTCTGTTTGAATGTACTCAATAAACTCTTCACCTAAAGATTGTAACACATCATCAACCCGGTTAGCATACTCAGAGACTAATAGCTTGTAATTTTTAGCTGGGTCTGTTTCATTAAAAATCAATTCAAACACGTCTTTATAAACTGAATTGAATCGTTTAACATCTTCAACAGTAATGTTATTAGTACCTTGTGATTTGTAACCTTGTAATTTATTAAGTGTTGTACGTAAATCAGGGAAGTTGCGGCGAACAAACTCTACAAGTGCTGGCTTTTCAATGGTCATTCCCTCAGAACCTGTAATGTCGTATACTCGCTTGATGTATTTTTTAGTCAATTCAGACTCTTCATCTTTATCAAAATCAAAGTTAAGCACTTCAAATCGTGAAAGAATCGGGTCTGGTAGCTTGTTGATGTAATTACAAGTTGCAATAAATCTTGAGTTGCTAGCAAACTGTTCCATCGTAGCACGAAGTGCTTTAAAGAACTGGTCGGATACACCATCAATCTCATCAAGGATAACCACCTTGAACTTGTCGCGGTCGTCCAAGATAGACATTGTTGAACAAAAGTCTGTAATCCTTGTACGAATTACATCAACTGAAGTATCTGTTGATGCGTTAATGTATAAATAAGGAAGGTCATACTGATTAACCAAAGCTTTAGCTGTTGAAGTTTTGCCAGTACCTGGTGAACCAGCAAACAACATGTTCTGTTGTACACCGTTCTTAAATTTATTCATTACACGGTCCGGTAGAATTAGACTTTCTAAGTTCTTTGGACGATACTTTTCAGTAAATAATTGATTGATTGAACTCATTTATGCATTTTTTTACAATCATTATATGCAATAATAGGATTTAGTTTCAAAGATAAATATAGTATATGGCTCAAGCGAAGAAATATCCACATATCGTTTATAAGACCGGCGTTCGTGGTAAACATGGAGTTTCATTCGAATCTCTTTCTAAAAGTCACAAGAGACTCTTATTAGAACACCAAAATCTTAGACACATTGCAGATAATCCACAAGTATTGTCGGCCATATTCGGTATTCACAGAACCGACACGAAAAGTATCAAACACAAATTATTCTGGGACTGGCGCTCAAAGTCGCTTAAAAAACTAGAACCACTCCAGAAATCATACGATTTGGTACCATGGAAGTGTGCCCTATCGGGTCGACCTATTATGAGTTCTATGAATGACTTCTCACCTAAAAACTTTGTACACCCGGATTATTGGGATACTCTCTCTAAGAATGTTGAAATGAGCATTGTAGAATCTTCGGTTAAGTTCCGTATAAAATGTCAAGAGCTCCTAATGAATCAACAAAAGGAGCTCCTGAAATTATTTAAAAGTAACGCTAATCCTAGAAACTTATAGTAGTCTTCTAAATGCGTCTTTTACGTCATTGTTAAAGTAACGTGACTCGTTAAGAGTTTTATCTGACTCTGCTTTTCTAATTAAAGATTCATACTTTAATCTTAATGCAGTACCTTCAGCAAGTTGCCAAGCTGATTTAGAATCGATTTCTGAAGCTAACTCATTTAGACCTGCTGCATTAGCTCTAATTACTAAGGCTTCTTTAGGGTCTTTCTTTTTATTCTTTTCGTCATCTTCTTCCTCGGTTTCAGTCTCTGTTTCAGTATTACCTGTTTCAGTCTCTGTTTCAGTTTCTGTCTCTGTTTCAGTGTTACCTGTTTCAGTCTCAGTCTCAGTCTCAGTCTCTGTTTCTGTGTTACCTGTTTCAGTTTCAGTGTTACCTGTTTCAGTCTCAGTCTCTGTTTCTGTTTCTGTGTTACCTGTTTCAGTTTCAGTGTTACCTGTTTCAGTCTCTGTTTCAGTCTCTGTGTTACCCGAAGAACCAGCAGAACCTGAAGAACCAGCAGAACCAGCAGAACCAGCAGAACCTGAAGAACCAGCAGAACCAGCAGAACCGGCAGAACCTGAAGAACCAGCAGAAC